ATAACTGCCCAGCTAAAAAAGATAAAACTAAAGCAGGATACTGGTCTTGCCGATTACCAAGATATGCAAGCTTACTCGGACTCAAATCAAGCTTTGGAGGGTACTGGTAGACCCTACCATAACCTCTCAGTAACTAAAGACTGTATAGTAAGGAGCTTTGCTTCTGATGTAGATCCTGAAGAACTTAAATGGCATCAGGATGATGAAGATAGATGGATAACAGTCTTAGAATGCGGTGAAGACTGGGGCTTCCAGTACGACAATGAGTTACCTCATCGTTTAGAGCCTGGAGATATGCTATTTATAGAAAGGCACGAATGGCACCGAGTTATCAAAGGAGAAGGTGACTTGGTGATAAAAATAAATTTAGATGACGAAGGATTCTTTCAACAAGAAAAAAACTAAGAGCGATATGTACGCTTTTATGCGAGAGCTTATCGAAGAAGTTCTTGCTGAAGAGAAGCCTGGATTATGGGCTAACATTAGAGCCAAAAGAGCTAGAGGTGAAAAACCAGCTCATAAAAATTCTAAAGCTCATAAAGATGCTGTTAAAGCAGGAAAAGAGATCAATAAAAATAGCTGATGAAATTTCCTACTCCGTTTTTACCGAAGAAGAACTACGTCAGGGGAAGTAGGAGATCTAATATAATATTTTTGTAGTTTCTATTATACAGCTATGACTAAGCAACAGTTAACAGATATTATTAGAGAAGTACTCGCTGAACAATCAGAAGAGCAAACCGTTAATTTTGACCTCAAGGATATTAATGGAACTAAAGTAGTACTAGCTACTTACGATGGAGATAGAGTAGGAGCACTAAGACTAAAACCTTATCAAGATTCTTATCAAGTAGACTCAGTATCAGTTATTAGAGATTACCAAGGGTACGGTATCGGAAAAGAGATGTATAGGTTAGCTAATGAGAAATTAGGACCATTATACTCAGACGCTCATCAATCACCAGCAGCTAAACATATGTGGAACAGCTTGATTAAAAGCGGTGAAGCAAAACAAGAAGGAGATCGTTATGTAATGATCAAAGAAGGTGATGAGCATAAAGCTATGAACCCAGGCATCTTATCTAGAGACTCTAGTTTAAAAGGAGCTGACGGTAAGATTAAGATATCAAAAGTAAGACAGAAACTTAGTAGCATGAAAGACAAAGGTAGTACCAAAGCTAAGGCTTTGCGTAGATTTATTAACTACCACGACTAATTGCTATTTATAAAGAAACAATATAATCATGGCCGTATCTTTTAATAAAGAAGTCGTTCTAGAAGCTATTCAAGAAGTATTAGCTGAAGGCTCCAAGACAGTAATCGTAGGAAACCCTTCCCAGACTGCACAAGACATCATGAATGATCCAGACGTAGACAGTACTGCTAAGAAAACAGCAGTGGATGCTATTAAGAAAGGAATGAAAGGCGATAAGGTAGAAGTTCCTACTAAGAGTATGGAAGAAGATCACCACCAAGATCCAAACGACGACTCTAATATGGCTAAATCTCAGCTATACGCAATCGCTAAATATGCAATCGAATTACTTCAGCTAATTAAAGACGGTGATCAATTAGATGCTTGGGTACAAGCTAAGATTACTAAAGCAGCTGATTATATTGATGCAGTACAGCATTACTTAGAAGGTGAGGAGTACTTGGATGCAAATCAAGGAGAATCCGAAGAAGAATTAGCAGAAGGTGATTACCAAGCACGTACTAAAGAAGATTTAGTATTCCAGTACTTAAGAGATGCTTGGCAATTTGGAGCATTGAAAGGCAAGGATATTAATCCTGATGAAGAGCTAAGTACTATGGCCGACTCGTTGCTCGCTAACTTACCAGACTACGATGCAGCAGATCGTGTTAATGAGCAAGCAGAAAGCTTACAATCTATCGGACAGAAAATAGAAGAAAAACTAAAAGCACTAGGACTTCAGACTAAAGTATTCGGAGGTGAGTTTGAAGTTCCAAAGAGTGCTAGAGATATGATTGCAAAAAATAATAAGCTAGGTGCTTTAGCTTATTCAAGAGATAAGAGTATTTTTGCAGGTCATCCTGAATATGAGAGATTAGAGGTCATTATTCATAAGGACCATCTTGAGGATTTGAAAAAAATTGCAAATGAATTTAAGATGCCTTCTGGATCAGTACAAGCATTTGCAGGTACAGGTTTTGTAAGACTTAGACACACTGCAGATGTTGTAGGTGAGTCGGTAGAATTAGACGAAATCAAGAAAGCAGAGTTTGAAAAAATCAAACCTGGTAAAGAATTACAATTAAGAGGATACGGAGTTGTTACTGTTGTAGCTAACGACGGTATTGTGATGAAGATTAAAGATTCTTTAGATAAAGTACATACTATCAACTTAGGACAATATAACGAGAAGTTCTTAAAAGAAGACGACGACGTTGAGCCATCTAAGAAAGATATTAAAGCAGCTGAAAAAGACGTAAAGAATGTTTCTGATGATAAGAAAGCACAGTTTAACAGAGCTCTTAAATTCATAAACAAGTACAAAGGTAACACAGCAGTTGTAGCCGGTATGATTAAGAAAGCTAAAGAAGAGTATAAACTCCCAGCTAACTTATTAAAAGACCTAGCAAGAGCAGCTCAAGTAAATGAAGGCTTAACTGAAAATAAAGCTACTTGTTGCGGTAAGTGTGGCAGAACACACGTTAAAGGTACTGAATGTAAAAAGCCTTTTTTAACAGGACAGGATCACTGTAGAGTAAGATAAGATGACTAAGCAAGAACTCAAAGATATTATTGAAGAAGCTTACTACGAGTTGCTAGCAGAAAGCACTGTACTTGAAGCTGAAGGTGATGAAGAAGAGGTAGAAGAGCTTCCCGCCGAAGAAGAAGCTGAAGAAGCTCCTGATACTGAATTTACTGATGCAGAAGAAGTAGCAGAAGAAGAAGCTGATCCAACAGCAGATATCTTAGCTAAATTCCCTACATTAAAGAAAACACTAGTACACTTACTTACTCCTGAATTTGAAGAGTTTGTAGAAAAAGTAGGTTGGATGTCTCCTAAACCTTCTACATTTAAAGTAGAATTTAAGAACGGTCAAGACTTCCAATTAAAGTGGATGGGTAAAGGCTTTCAAGCTACTGTAGAAGGTAAAAGGTACTTTTTAGATAATGTATCCGAATATCAGCAATGTTTAGATAAGATAACTTATATGTTAGCATCCGGTCCTATTACAGATCAGTTTGCCGATGATACTTCTGGAGAAGATGTATTCGGAGGTGCAGAAGGTGGAGGCGGCGACTTTCCTGGAGCAGAAGGAGGCGATGACGCAGGTGCCGCTGCCGATACTGGAGCAGAAGCACCAGCAGTAGGAGGCGGTGAGGAAGACGTATTCGCAGGCGTAGAAGCATAAGAAATGGATATACTAGATAAACTCATACAAGAGTGGTCATGGAGAACTAAGAAAGGTTACCCCGATCTCACTAACGAAGATGATCTTAAAATCTTAAGAGAAGTTTTTAATATAAATCTAAAAGAGACTCCTCTAACACCTAAAGAGTTAGGTAAGCAGAATTCTAAAACTAAAGAAGAGAGAGTTGATATCTTAATTCAAAAAATTAAGAACGGCGAAGCTTTAGAGCTAGATAAAGGAGACGCTACATTTATTGTATACGATCCTAAAGGTGAAAAAGTAGCTGAATTAGAAGCATGGACACCAGCAAAAGGCCCTGTTACTTTGCAAGATAAAGACGGTAATACGATTACTACTAGTAAGTTAAAAAAGACTGCTGACTTCGGTGGCGGTGCTGGTTCAGGAGGAGGAGCAGCACAAACTGCTATTCAAGAATCTTGCCAATGTGCTGTAAATGCTTTAGCTCAAAAAATAGGATCCGACATCACACCGAAAGATCTAACACCAGATAACTTACAATCTATCGCCAAAGATATCACCACTTCATCCTCTATTGAGGATATAATTTACTTTATCCAGAACTCACCGGGATGGGCTAACACTTTTGTAAATACTGCAAAGATGTTGCTAGGATATGCCGGTACAGGATTTGAATTCCACAGAGGGTCTGAGTTTGTAGATAGAATATACCAAGCTTGGAGAACAGTCAGAAAAGCTAACGGATGGAAGATTCAAGACGATAAATGGAATCCTTCAGATATCTGGATAGTATCCCCAGCAGTAAAAAATATACAGTTTAAGACTGATAGTATTGCTGAATTAAATAATCAGATGGTAGAGCTATTTGATGAGAGAAAGCTGTTAGGAGCATCATTAAAGAAATTAGGACCTGAAAGTAAGTTAACCGTTAGAGCTAGACAGTTACAATCAGAAAAAGACGAATATGCTTCTTCTATCGTATCTCCTACTTCTAAAGATGCTTACATAAACTTCAAATCTAACGCTAAGATGCAGTTGAGAACCTTCTCAACAGATGGATCAAGTTTCCAAGGTGAGTTAAAAGGTAAAACAGCTTCTCAAGGTAAGATTGGCGGCGGTGTATTGAAGATGCTTTTAAATAAAAACGGAGCAGGCGACATACCGGCACAGAATGAAGCACTTAAGAAAGCAGTAGACTTATCAGATTCATTTATACAAGAGTTTATTGAATTAGCAAAAAGATTCGGAGACTTTACTATTACATCAGAAGAGTTAAAAGAAAAATCTACAGACTGGATTTCATCTAAATACCAAGCACTCTGTGTCATTAAAGTATTGGAGACTGGAGATAAAGATAAGGTAACAGATGCTATTACAGATATTGTAAATTACGCTGGCTCTCAAAGCTCAATCTCATCAGTACATTTAAAAGTTAGTTAACATATATTTATATATATGAAGGTTACAGTAAATAATTTAATGGTTCTAGTAGCAGTAGCAATTGCTGCAATGTATGCTTTCGGTGTACTTCCTCTCATACATGATAAACGTAAAGCAGAGTTAGACGCTTATATGGCTAAAAGTCAAGCAGTAGTAGACTCTCTAGAGAACCATATTACTCTATTAGATATAGAGAATGATATGTTGCAGTTACAAGTCGACAGTGCTTTAGCTGCTATTGATGTTGAGGAAGAAAAACGTAAACAAGAAAGAGATGCATTCGATCGTAAAATCGCTAACCTTAGTAAGCTTTCTACTTCTGAGCTTTCCAGCTATTTCACAGAACGTTATAGCAAATAACGGAGATACTTTAGTTTGCATTCCTTCAAAGATTGCAAGAGAGATTATCGTTGATTTAGAAAAAGGAGACCTTTGTCAATCTGAACTAGAGAGCTACTTAAGAGACATAGAAAGTCTAAATCAAGCAATGACTGCTAAGGATGGTCAGATTGCTAATCTTATTGATATAAAAAATAACCTAAACGGTGTTATTGATGAGAAAAACATTCAAATAGAAAAGCAGAAGAAATACCAAAAGACCTTACAGAGACAGCGTAAATGGAATCTCTATAGAGGCTGGGCAGGAGGATTAACCGTAGGTACTGTTATTGGGATTATTATAATGTTATGAGTCAGCAGGATGTAAAGAAGATAGTAATTCAAGAATACGCTAAATGTGCAAAAGATCCTGCATACTTTATGCGTAAGTACTGCTACATACAACATCCGCAGAGAGGTCGTATTCTATTTAACTTATATCCATTCCAGGATAAGGTATTACATTTATTTAAAGATCACCAATACTTAATTACTCTTAAATCAAGACAGTTAGGAATCTCTACTTTAGCAGCAGGATACAGTTTGTGGTTGATGATCTTTCATAAAGACAAAAACGTACTTGCTTTAGCAACTACTCAAGCTACAGCTAGAAACCTGGTAACTAAAGTGCAATTTATGTACGAGCAGTTACCGAGTTGGTTACAGTTAAAAGCAGTAGAAAAGAATAAGTTATCGTTAAGACTTAAGAACGGCTCAAGAATATCAGCTAAATCCTCTAATTCAGATGCTGCTCGTTCAGAAGCTGTATCATTACTTCTAATCGATGAGGCTGCATTTATTGATAATATTGATGAAACGTTTGCAGCAGCACAACAAACACTAGCAACCGGTGGACAGTGTATGGCTTTATCAACTCCTAACGGGATTGGTAACTGGTTCCACCAAACTTGGGAGAAAGCAGAAACTGGAGAAAACAGTTTTATTCCAATTAAATTACCATGGACAGTACATCCTGAAAGAAACGAAGAATGGCGTAAGCAGCAAGACAGTGATCTAGGACCTAGAATGGCTGCACAGGAATGTGACTGTGACTTCCTATCATCAGGGGATACAGTATTTGAACCAGAAGACTTAGTTTGGTACGAAGAAACACAACAGCAAGATCCTTCTGAGAAGAGAGGAGTAAGCGGTGATTACTGGGTATGGGAGTACCCCGATTTTACTAAGAGTTATATGGTAGTTGCCGATGTTGCTAGAGGTGATGGACAGGATTATTCTACTTTCCACATATTTGATGTAGAAGCAGCTTCTCAAGTAGCTGAGTTTAAGAGTAAGATTCCTCCTAAAGACTTTGGTAATCTTTTAGTAGGTGTTGCATCTGAATACAACAATGCATTATTAGTAGTAGAAAATGCTAATATTGGATGGTCTACTATTGAGCAGATTATTGAGAGAGAATACCCCAACCTATACTATTCTTCTAGATCAGAACAAGATACTGTAGAATCGTACATGACTAAGATGGAGAGAGGTAATCTAGTACCAGGGTTTACAATGTCTATGAGAACTCGTCCTTTAGTTATTGCTAAGATGATGGACTATGTTAGGGAAAGATCTGTAACAATTAAATCTAAGAGGTTACTAAAGGAGATGAGAGTCTTTATTTGGAAGAACGGGAAAGCTCAAGCCCAAGTAAACTACAACGACGATTTAGTAATGGCTTTTGCAACAGGTCTATACGTTAGAGATACAGCACTAAGGTTAAGACAGCAAGGTATGGACTTATCTAGAGCAAACCTATCAGCCATAAGTAATCTAAATCAGAGACAAGGAGCTGCATATTCAGTTGCTAATATGCAAAATAATCCGTATATTGTAAAAACCCCTGATGGTGAGCAGGATATAACCTGGTTATTATAGTAGGCCTATTTATAATTAAACTATTTTTACATGGCTGATACTTCCTTATTTGGTAGATTACAGAGATTATTTTCTACCGACGTAGTAATTCGTAACGTCGGCGGAAACCAGCTTAAGGTAGCTGATGTGAATCATATTCAGAGCACAGGTAGATATGAAACCAACTCTCTGGTAGATAGATTCTCGAGATTATACTTATATAATAATAAGAATATATTTAATCCTAACCTGAATTACCAGACGTTAAGGATTCAATTGTACTCTGATTATGAAGCAATGGACACAGATCCAATCATTGCCTCAGCATTAGATATCTTAGCAGATGAAGCAACTCTGAGAAATGACACAGGAGATATTATTACTATTAAATCTTCTGATGAAAATGTTAAAAAGATCCTTCACAACCTGTTTTACGACGTACTGAACCTTGAGTTTAACTTATGGTCATGGACTCGTAATATGTGTAAGTATGGAGACTTCTTTTTAAAGTTAGAAGTAGCAGAAGAGTTTGGCGTCTACAATGTACTTCCATACACAGTATACAGTATGGTAAGACATGAAAGTCAAGACCCTGACGAACCAGCTAAAGTAACATTTACTATCGACCCAGACGGTATCGCTTCATCTAGTGATCCAAACTACATTCCAAGACACAAGGATAAGATCATTCAACTAGATAATTATGAAGTAGCTCACTTCAGATTAATCTCTGATACTAACTACCTACCTTACGGACGTTCTTACTTAGAACCAGCTCGTAAGATCTTCAAGCAGTTAACTTTGATGGAAGATGCGATGTTGATTCACCGTATTATGAGAGCTCCTGAGAAGAGAGTATTCTACGTAAACGTTGGTCAAATTCCACCTAACGAGGTTGAGCAGTTTATGCAGAAGACTATCAACCAGATGAAGAAGACTCCTTATGTTGACCCACAAACAGGACAATATAACCTCAAGTTCAACATGCAGAACATGATGGAGGATTTTTACATCCCGGTTAGAGGAGGTGATGCTACTACAAGAATCGATACTACTAAAGGTTTAGATTACGACGGTACAAATGACGTTGAATACCTTAGAGACAAAATGTTTGCTGCACTCAAAGTGCCGAAAGCATACTTCGGTTACGAAGGAGATTTGCAAGGGAAAGCAACGTTAGCAGCAGAAGATATTAGATTTGCAAGAACTATTGAACGTATTCAGAGAATTATCGAATCTGAATTAACTAAGATCGCTTTAGTACATTTGTATGTTCAAGGATATTCAGGCGAAGGATTAACAAACTTCGAACTCAAACTAACTACTCCATCTGTTATCTATGAGCAAGAAAAGATTGCTTTGATGAAAGAAAAAATGGATCTAGCTTCTCAGATGGTAGAGAGTAAAATGTTCTCTACAGATTATATTTTCGAGAATATCTTCAACCTATCTGAGGATCAGTTTAACGAACAAAGAGATCTAGTTAGAGAAGATAGTAAAAGAGCTTTCAGAATCGCACAGATTGAAAACGAAGGTAATGACCCAGCTAAATCTGGAGTTACTTACGGTACACCTCACGATCTAGCTTCTATGTACGGTAGAAGAGGAATGGACACTCCTAAGATGCCAGTAGGTTACGATGAGACAAATTCTGAAGGAAGGCCTCAAATTCATGCTTCTACTTACGGTACTCAAGATAGTCCATTCGGAAGAGATAGATTAGGTACCCATGATATGCACGGCGGTTACGATAATGAAGAAGACAGTGAAATAACAATCTCAGAAGAATCAAAAATCGACAACCTACACACTAAATCAGTTTACTACCAAAACAAAGATTTATTCCAGCCTAAGAAGAAATTAATCTTTGAAGAAAAAGAAAAAGAAGAGTCTAAATTGCTAGATGAAAGCAATATTAAGGATTTAGGGTAGTAACATATATTTATATTAGTAGAATAGCATACTCATGAGAATTAAGCATTCAAAGTACAAGAACACCGGACTCATCTTCGAACTGCTAGTTAAGCAGATCGCAGCCGATACTTTATCTCGTAAAGACTCACCAGCTGTAAAGATCTTGAAGAAGTTCTATACCGGTAAATCATCATTAGTTAGAGAATTTAGACTGTATGAATATATTCTAAAGAATAAAGGAGTAACTCAAGGTAAAGGAGAAACTATCCTATCAACCATTACTGAGATCTCTCGTTCATTAGATAGAACTGCTGTTAAGAAGCAGAAGTACGAACTCATCGCTGCGATCAAAGAAAGTTACGATCTAGATGAGTTTTTCTCTATGAAGGTAAGAGACTACAAGCCATTAGCAGCTTTATATTGTTTAATGGAAGCACAAAGTGCTAACTTAGTAGATCCTCAATTTATTGTCGATAATAAGACTACCTTACTAGAGCATCTAACTAACTCAAAACAAAACGAAGAAGACGTAAAAGACACCCTAGTTGAGGAGTACGCTAAGTACGACAAAGACTTGCGTCTTCTAACTTATAAAATTTTATTAGAGAAATTTAACGGAGCTTACGAAAACTTCTTACCAGAGCAAAAAGCTATCTTAAGAGAGTTTATCAACGCTTCAGACTCTCAAGTAAAATTAAGAACACTTATCAACGAAGAGCTTGCTAAGATCACAAACGCTATTACTCAAACAAAAGAAAGAGTAAAAGATGATATTGCAAAGATTAAACTTGATGAAGTATCTAAGATGATCTCTCCTATTAGCAAACAAGCTAAAGTAACTGATAACCACCTTATTAACCTGTTGCAATATTACGAACTTGTTAATGAGTTGAGAGCTTTATGAAAAAGCAACAATTAGAAGAAGTATTAAGAGACTACATCAGAGAAGAGCTTTCTGAAATAAGTACTACAGCAGGCGCTGGAGCATACTCAACGCCTTTTGCTTTTTCTAAAAGTGATAGAGATAATTTAGCAACCAAATTCTTGAAAAAGATGGGTTGGAAGACAGTAAAAAGACCAAACAGACCATCAAGCACTAAACTAGTAGACTACAGATGAGAACATTACAAGAAAAATATAATGCAGTATTAGAAGGAAACTTTTCTAAAACTCAATTCAGAAGAGATGCAGCAATAGAGTTGCCTCAATTCGTATCTAATGTCAACAGCTTTGATGATACTGTTGCTATTCTTAAGAATAAAGGCATCGTAACTGAAGCTAAAAATCAAGAACCTAAATACTCAACAGCCAAACCTGAAGATACTATCGCTCCTGATGTATTAGATACAGGTATTAAGTTTGAGCTTGATAAGAAGTATGGTACTTTAGATGTTACTCCTGAGCAGTATGCTAAGTGCAGAGAGA